AATAGTAGACTTTTACCAATGGTTTGATACCGTGATCCAAGTCTTTGGCCAGTTTCTGTATCAACGGTGATCACGCCTGCTGCACCATGTTCGATAGCTAATATATTAAATCGATTGTCAGCAGGACGCAAAAATGCATCACCAAAACTATAACTGCTGTTGCCACTGAATCTAATAACTGGTCTTAGATCTGAGCTAGCATTTACTGCGGTAAAATTAAGATAATTAGTTCCTACATTGACATAGGTGTTTAGATAGCTAGTTACTCCACCGCAGCGTTCGGTATAGACTGCTTCACGCTGAATATCATTGAACCTGCTGGCAGTAATCTTCATACCTAATGCCAAACTTGGTGATGATGTAATGGCATATACGGCATGTACAAGATTTTTAAATAAACAATTGTGTACCAGCACATTCTCTGTGCCCACTGTGTCAGCTATACGTATGCCAAGAGCACTGCCATCGAAATTACAATCTTGTATGGTTACACGATTGGTTACTTTATACTGTGATGTTATATGTACTGCGGCAGCAGAGTCATTGTTGGTTGGTCTAACCAAGGCACCGTAAAATGTACAGTTATCTATCACAACATCACTGGCACTATCAATACGAACAAGACATTTTTCAGTTACCAAATTACCTTCAAACCTTATATTACTAATTTCCACTGGGCCAGGAGGGGAAGCTGCACTAGCTATACCGGCTCCAATGCCGCCGGTACTATCTGATGTACGTAAGGTATTGATGATAAGATCGTTAGTCTGTCTAAAAATTACACCATCACGGCCAGTTCCGCGCAGTACACAATAGGGCGGCAAACGCAGTTCAGCTGATAACAGATATGTACCAGCATGAAACTCAATTACACGTCTTGTTCTTGGATCTGTGAAACTGTTTTGTCTATTGTAGGTTTGGTTGATAGCACGTTGTATAGCCGCAGTGTCATCGTTTAAACCATCACCTCGAGCACCAAAGTCTAAGGCATTTACAATATCATCTAACTTCTTTTGTAGAGTACGTGAGTAAGATGTAGCGGAATCTGGGCCAGTCAGTACTTCATAGTTTCCTTGAATGCCTTTAAATCTATAGGCGAATTCGTATACCGCTGTGGTGTTTACTGTGGTGCCTGGTGTAGTACCACTGCCTCCACCTCCACCAGTGAAATAGTTATCCAAGTACTTTCTAGTAACAATCTCCGAAACACCCGCCACTGGTGCACCTTCGTCCACGGTACCATTACCAATGAATAGGCGCTGTTCGTCAATGGCCCAACCGAACTCACCACGAGCTAGTTGTCCTAGATCTTGATATAATCCGCTGCGAACTTGTACTTGACTTATTTGTTGTACGGCCATACTTAACCCTTGTTAGAGTATTTACCGTAATTTATAGTACTCGCTTACACGATCACACCAGCGTTCTGTCCACATGTCAAAATCAGCAGGTTCTAAAACGAACTCTTGGTACTCTGGTTCGGCTTCATCAGCTGGACGTACCGACATCATAACCACACCTTTGCGTATATTAGTACCGTGTACTTCATTGTGTGCTAAAGCATAAGCAGTTAGTTGTAGAAAATAATCATCAATCCATTCGCGACGTTTGGGCTTATTAGTTTGCTTAAAGTCTAGGATTGCTTGATCACCCGCATGAATACCCACGCAATCTGTGGTCCCAGCATACAATTCAGGAAAGTATAAGGGAACTTCATTGCCCCATACTTCTGAAACATTTTTAAAACCGGACTCAATGATTTTCATGGCCATACGATGACTGCGTTGACTTTCTGGGTGGGTACCTGGAGTGCCGGGATCACCAGTCTGTACGTAGTTTTCTAACCATTTGTGCATCCTAGTTCCACGATTGGCTGCTTCTGTGGTAATCTGTTGCGCCTTGTCTTCACCTACCCGTTTACGCCATTCAGCAAGAGCCTGGCGTGCTTCTGCAGGTTTAGTGCGATCTAATATGGTAGTAACACTTGGCACACGTTCACCAGTAGGCGTTACATAATAACGCCTTCCGTCTAGTGTTTCTCGGTTGATTTGTTTATAGTTATATTTTGGATTTAGCATACTAGGATTATAGCATACTAATTTGTAAATGACGACCTATTAGGTTCTTTTTCGACTAGCTCTTTTAGCCATATTAGCCACTGTGCGCTCTGGGCTGTTTGGTTTACCAGGTAAATCGTTGTCATTCTGATCTGGAAAAAGTTCTTCGTCGTCACTGTCATAAAGATTTTTCAAATACACATACTTGACACCAGTGTCGTCGTTAGTAATGTTTTTGATCATGTTTTTAACAGTGTCATTTTCTTTGTAAGCGTCGGCTAAAATATCAATGTTAAACATTTCGCTGCCAGGTCTGCGTCTAACCAAATTTACTAAACTGTCAACACGTATCTGGTCTGTACGTGAACGCAGATCATCCAAGGTGTCGACTAAATTAGCAATTGAGGGAGTCAATGCTCCCTCAAAAGCGAACTCTTTGGCTCTCATTTAACGCTTTTCTCTGCCTACAGGCTCGGTTCCGCCAACCGCAGCATCAGTAGCACCAAACTCGTCGACATCTAGATCGCTAGGTGCGCCACCTAATGCGCCAGCACCAAGATCGCCGCCCATTGGAGGTGGTGGCATTCCGCCCATACCGCCGGCCATATCACCTATGCCACCTTCTTCACCTGCCAGTGAACGTGCACTACTATCAGCAGTTTCACGAGCTTGTGCTAGGCTTTCGGCAATATTACGCAGTAGATCGCCCATACTGTTCTTAAATGTTTCAGCTTCAGCCATACCAATTTGGTCACGTATAGTATCAATCAGAGCTGGTAGTTGTTCCACCTGCATTTTGCTGACTTTTTCTACCATATCTTGGATGCTGTCTACCATGTCTTTGGCAGCAAGAATAGCTTCGCTGCGACCCATTTCGCTTTCCATCAGCTGCTGGTTCTCAGCCATCCAACGTCCTAGGCTTTCACGTACCATTAGCAACTCCATGTATTTTGGATTGCGTTCTGCACGATGAATGCCATAGTTGAAACGAATACGATCAATATTTTCACCGACCATTGCACTTAATTTTTTTGCTTTGGCATAGGTTAGTTTATTAAAATCTAGTGTGAATCCAAAACGGCTTTCCATAAGATTATTCATCTTGCGGCTAGATGTTACAGGATTGATATCAGAAATATTCATAATTAGTGATTCCTAAATTGGTTTTAGTATTTAGCCATCTGCAAAGTTTTTTCCAGTAAAAACCTAGCATGTTTTAGTTTGAGAATACTTTCTTGGTACCTGCTGTCGTATAATTGCTTGATATCTCTTTCACGTTTTTTACTTGATCGTTTTATACGTATTCTAAAATGATCTACTTCGCGATCAAGCCTATGTACTTGTTGATCATAATTATAGATTTGATCTGCCAATGACAGTCTAAAAGTTTGTTGGCAAATGGCATAAAACATTGCAGCATTACGATTATGAAAAACTAATTCTTGATCGTTGTATCTGTAAATCATATGCCATTCATTGTTTACATAACGTAACGCATAATTACCTATTAGATATCCTGCATGACCTATTGGTATGATTAGTATAGTGTCTTTGCTAAATTTATGAGTAGCGAGTAAGTTTGTTAGTTCTTGTTTGGTCCAGTTCTTGATATGTTTTACTGCGTCAAGTATAGCTTGTTCTACTGTTTGTTTGTTTACTGTATTGGATTTGTCCATCTTGATTACGTCTTACCAGGACGCCCTTATTGACTAATTGATTGGCAATGACCTGTTCACGCTCTGTTAGTGATTGCTTACCAATGGCACTGTCTTCAAATCTTGCTAATAGATCAGATTCCTCATTGGTAATAGGTAACTGTATACCATTTGTAAACTCAACTATCTTCATCTGTTTAATGCCACTAATAATGTTATAATAGCACCAATTAGACTTAGTATAATTCCAGTACCAATGGTGATTAGTTGTCTGTTATGTCTATCGTTAGCTTCCGATAGCGTATGCTTGATGTCAGAAATCATGCCTTCCATGGCAGTGACCTTGTTATCGAGGCTGTCTAACTTAACATTTAACTGTTTATAACGTTCTGCACAAAGTTCCACATGTGCCTCCAAGTTTTCTTTTTCAATATCTGCTGCTGACATTTGTATTTAAATCCTAGGATAAAGGTTAGGCCCAACTAACGTTGACCATTAAGAGTATTTAACCTCAGGTACCTAGAACCTTTATATACATATTTTTCTCTATACCATCTGTCAAGAAAACCGGCCTGCTAAATTGCACTGTTTCTGTAAGGCCTACTAGGATTGGTACAGAATCAAAATCTTTATTCAGTGTGTCTATATTTTGTTCTAATTCTGTTTCAAATATGAATTTCCAGCAGCGTTGCTCGCCTGTAAAACTTTGCCCAAAATTGTGTAAGGTTAAGTTTACCTGCTGCGGACTTGATGGATGAGCAATTATATTACAGTGATTACGTAAACTAATCAATTGTAAAGCTGTTTCCCAATTACGTTGTTGATTACGCTGTAATTTTACAGCAGCATCATTGTTAAGTATTCCAGTGCTTGTAATATCGACCAAGGTGTAAACTGCTAGTTTCATGTAGATATTTACTAGCAAGATTGTAAAGCCAAAAAAAAGCCCTACTAGGTAGGGCTTGTTAAGTGATTTTTAATTAGAAACCACTAACGTTTGTTATTGTATAAGCAACTGCGTCGCTAGCTGTAAAGCTAGCAATATCAGCACCTTCGATAACCATGTTTACACTGGTGCTTGAATTAGCTGTAAAAGTACCAATCACTGTAATTGTACTGGTTTCTTGAACTTTAGCAATCAAGGCTTCCATGTTAGCTTGGGTAATTGCTGAACCTTTGCTAATATTCTTAAAAAACAACTCACGGCCTACTTGCTCCATTGCGCCAGCAGCACCGTTTACTCTTGTAAATGCAGCCATTTTAGTTTCCTTTCTAATTTTTTACGCCGTAGCGTATGTTTTTATTTATACCTTATTGTGTTTTTTGGGCATTAAAGCCTGCGAAATGAGCAGCACTAAATCCTGCTCTCTGTACTAATTTTACTAGACCGAACTTAGTAGGAATTACAAATCCTTCACCTTGGTTTTGACCATTTACAAATTGTTGGAATCCTTTTACCTGCTGTTCCAACTGTTGGGCTAGACTTTCCTTAAATGCACTTATAGCGTTCCAAGTTTTAAATAGGGCTGCTAGATCATTTTTGTACTGAATTAAGTAACCGTTCTGATCATCACCAACTAAAAAATTATATTGTTTATTGCTTACATTGGCTCGCAGCCATTCACCGATGGGCGAAGTGGTTTTACCTATTTTGACATGAGCTACATATTTCTTTATTGCTTCACGAGCTACGTTGGGCAAACCTGCTAAGAACTTGTCAATGGTGGCCCCATACTTAGCCAGTGCTGCACTAGCAGCATTGCTCAGGTTGATAGGATTTTTTATACTAAATTTAATACCTGCATTAGGCGGTATTATAGCTACTTCTTGATTGCTGGCTAGACCTCGGCCGTTCCAAGGCGATCCTTCAAATTGATGAACTACTATTAGAGCACGACGCCCACGTATCAATTTGCCCAGGTCGCTACGGACTGGCACATGATATTCTACTGTAACCGGTTTAAATACAAATTCATTATTGATTGGTTGCAATGGACCTACAAACATCAAATCGCCCTTAAAGGTACCCACAGTTTGACCAACTGCACTTTCTAATCCAGGCCATATTAAGTTTATTTTAGCATACAGGTCTGCACGTACAGCACCACGGCTAGCATCATAGTCCTGCCATTGCTTTGGGCTAGTTGGATAGACACCTTTTGCTGGCATGTATTTGTCTGCTATAAAAAATCTGCCCTGTGCATCTTTGCCAAAGTATAAAGCAATCATACCATCCCATTTAATAGTAACATTAGTTGGATTGGCTGCTATTCCCTGCATAGCTTGTAAATAATTGCTTGCACTAGCACTGCTATCAAATATACTATCCTCTGGGTGCGGAATACGAGGACCTTCGGCTGCTTCTACTAGGTAGTCACTAAACTGTTTCATTGTATTTTACCCGATAATGTTCTGAACCAAGCGGGTGTACCAACTAAGGCTGTCTCTGGTAGTTTTAGTAAACCTCGAGCTGCATCTTGTCTGGCACCAGCTAACTTGCCTTCCCTGTCAGGGTCTGCGGCCAACGCAGTCATTATAGACTTTACACTATTAAGGTCTGATTCTTTGGCTTTAGGATTAAGCAAAATTTTAGCAACTTCTTTTCTAGTACGACCTACAACTTCATTGGTGTCACGGTTCATCAGTTTGCCGCCAAAGGCGTCAAATTTAAGATTCTTAAATTTAGCTAAACTACTCATAACAATAAACAGTTCGCTGCCTTTAAAATCAGGATCATCGTAGGCACCACGTGGACCATGTTGATGCCATGGCGCAACTACAGCAGCATCATGTATTACCATTACGTCTACCTGTGCTAGCCCGGGCTGACCTTCCGCAGTGGTATACGGTACACCAATATGCACATTGCGACCTATTACCACACTCTGCAGACCTTGTTGTTCAAAATGTTTCTTCAGTAGTTGCTTGGCATCTTTAACAGGATCTTTGGATTTTGCAGTTTGATAAAAGTCAACCACGTCTTGTGCTTCAACAAATATATCAATGTCACCGGACTGTACTTTAAAACCCGCGCTACCTATGTCAACCTGTAACCCACGAGCTACTGGTTTAGGCAAGTAACTTTTTGCTTGTTTTACTACACCCTTGATATCTGCCTTAAGTACTGGCTTGCTATCCGGTATAGCATTACCACCTTCATATAGACTAAACATTGGTCATCCCCAGTTCGGTTCTTGCACGTTGAGCAGCCTGTCTTTGCTTAAGGTCACGCTTTCTAGATATATGATCAGCTGGCGTCATGTTATAAGGAGTTTGACGTTGATTGGCTTTATTATAGCTTATATTCAACTGTTTGATCATATAGGGATCAGTGACTACCTTATTAGTGCGATTGTTTATCCATTGGTTGTTGATAACATTGTACGCATATGAACCACCCATGTATGGGTGTACACTGACCATTCTACTAGGTCCAGCACTGTCCTGTGGTTGTATGTCGGGTTCAGCAGCTGGTGTAGGTTTGGCAGCAGGCTCAGCGGGCGCAGCAGGTGCAGCAGGTTCTACTGTAGCTTTAGCCGGCATATTTTGATTTTTAATATACTCAAACGTTCTATTCCATATATAGCTAGTCACTGCGTGATTAAGACCAGGACCGGCGATTCGAGGCACAGTCACAGTGCTTTCCACGCTGCTGAATTTGGTATCTGCAAATCTCTTAAGTATGCTGGACCAGTTTATTTGGCGTCCTGGAGGAATTTCATCATCTACTGCCGCAGCATATTCTACCCATTCGTCACGTAGTCGATCAAAGATTTGGCTACCGTAAACTTGATTACGAGCACCACGGTAAGCATGTTTAAGACGTTTCCAACCTTGACGCATAACATCAAGTGGTCCTTCATCTAAGGTATGTTCTTGTATTATCTCGTTAGTTTTCATCTTTAATTTTTCTTATCCCACGAGTAAACTTGGAGGTATCACCGCTGCGTATACTGTTTAATAAACGTCTTTCTAACTCACCTGCTGTTTCTAAATCATAGTTTTCTTTGATAAACTGCAACAGATTTATTGCGCCCTGTATCACATTAGCAGCACGAGTTTCAACAAAGTTTTCTTTGTCTTTATGAATCCTTAGGCTATCCAACTCAGCCAGTAAACTTCTAGTCCGCTTTTGCAAAATCTGCCTCCCGATGCTATATTTATTGCTTTTTTCAAACTCTATCTCGTTTGAGATTAGCTAACATAGATTTGACTTGACTGGTACCGCCGCTGACTTGTATTTTAGCATATTCTGGTTCAGGATCTTTAGTGGCAGCATCAACCACTTCGCTCTTGGTTTTGATTTGATCATAGATAGATTGAGTAGATTTTCTAGGTTGTTCATCAATGCCGGGGTCAGTGATACGCATAGTCTCCATATTATAATCTAGGTCCAATTTCATTCCTACACCGGTACTGCTACGAGATTTCATACACTGTATTTGATACTTGCCACGTTCACGCATGGCCCTGCTGGTAAAGATACCAAACACATTGTCTGCGGTATTGATCTTACTAATACCACCTGAGATATGACTATGGTCAAACTCAACTTCTTCCACTGCCGACCTATTTAACTGCGATGCAGTAATCATCAATACACCGAGTTCTTTACTTAGGTTACGCAGTTCCTCACTAACGTACTTGTCTTTGACAAATAAGTCATTGGGCGATACCTTAGCCGACACTGGCATCAACAAGTCAAGATAATCAATCATCATAAAGTCAACACGATTACCACTTTGAATTTGATATTCTTTTAAGAAACTGCGTATATCATTTACATTACTTTGTGCTGGCATATATTTGATACGATAACTGCCGGCTCGTTTGCTGGCTACACGGATCTTTAATGCAGTGTCTTCGATGTTCTTACGTATTTCTTTTGTGCTGATATCATTTAACATAGCATCTGTTCTTAAACTACACAGTTCCTCACTGAGTTCCAATGACACATATATACCATGTAGACCCTGTTGTAACCAATTGAGTGCGATGTTCATCATAACTAAACTCTTGCCAGACCCAGAACCACCAGCAAAGATATTAAGCTCGCCGCGACTGAAACCACCATACATGATCTTGTCTAGTTGTGGCCAACCTGTACTGACCTGCCCGCCGCTGTTAAAATAACGATTGATACGCTCAGCAGGGTCAGCCCAATAGTCTGTACCCAGGTCTTTGGTCAAACTGATTTGTACAGCATCCTTGACTAGTTTTTCTACTGGGTTATAGTCACCCTTGGCTATTAGATCGGCGCTTTTAAGAATAGCACGCTCGAGCTCTTGTCTTCTAGTGAAACTTTCAAACTCAACCAAGAACCAGTCCAGGTGTGCAGCTTCAAGTTCTACTGTTTTTAAAGCTACGCCGGTAACTGCCTGTATTTGTTCTAAGGTAGGGAGTACGGTATACTTTTGAGAATGGCTGCTAAGAAAACGAGCAGCTTCTCTTAGGCTACGATCAAAGTTTTCTGGGTTATAAATGTTTTGCACTCGCACATAACTTTGTGCGTCACTAAGCATGATTTCCAAAAATAATCGTTGCAGATCTATGGGGTAGTCTTTTTCCATATTAGTTATATAGCCACCTACGTTTTAGTTCAATTTTTAATCGACTAGATTCTCTAGACTCTAGTATACTCTTTAATACAAATAACTTGCCATATTTTACCACAGCTTCGTTTATATCCTTGCAGGTTTCATGCCAAATTGGAAAACTTACCGACCAACCATATCGTAGCGCAGAATCAACTAATTGCCGGCCTGCACGGTCAGCGTCTGGCACCAGGATGACTTCTCTGTTGAGCGTGTCAATGATATCAGCTTGGCGTTCACTACACTCATTACTAAGTACAGCACACCCATCTATGCTCATAGCATCAAAACAGCCTTCGCAGACGATTACAAATTCTGCAGACTTTGGTTGTTGGTCCAAGTTGTAAACATAATCAGATTCATATTGACTATAATACTTGGGTTTGATCATGGCATCCCAGGCTCTAGCAGTGTATCCAATCAGTTGATTCTTCCAGGTAAATGGAATAATAACTCGTCTGTTAAGATTGTGTTCGGTCTTTTTACTGACTAGTAAGGGATATCTATCAAGATCGACATTGCGCTGTTGACAGTATGCCAGTGCTTGCGGATCAGTGTCTACCAATTCAACGTCATCTGGCAAGGCACGAGCACGAAATATAGTTGGTTCTTGTTCGACCTCTGGGACTGGAGATGCAGTGTCCTTTTCTCGTACTGCTTCAATTACCAACCTGTTTATGGTGGCTTCGTCTGCTCCTAACCACCCTAACAATCTACGGAACCGATATCCTAGATAATTGCCTGGACGGAATCCAGTTTTGAATCCGCAATTGAAACAATGATAAGTTATTGCACCATCTGGAGTAGTTATAACACCCCCTCGGCCTCTGGTATCAGCTCGTTCTCCACGGTGTTGACAACACGGAGCATTAAAGGATAGCCAGCCGCTAGCACTGCGCCGGCGTCGTGCAGGCAATAATTGTAGTACGGCATCTTGAACAGCAGTCAACATCTTTAGCAGTATATATGAATACTGCTAAACAGTCAACAAATTAGGCTAGTGTAGCCTTTCTATGCTAATAAAGTTATTACTGTAACCGGCTCCAATCATCATGGTAATTCTATAGAACCTTTCGTTAGTATAGTCATTGACATAATAAATGGCTGTATCACCGGCGTTGCCAAAGCTCCACCCAAACCATGAACCACTAGGAGTCACAGTGGTAGTATGACCGGGATAGGCTGTAGCAGTACCACCCGGTCCAGAGTGTGAATACATGTAGTGCCCGCCAATTGATGCTCTAAATGACCCTTCAACAGATGCTACACTAAGCCCTCTACCGCTTCTTGGGTCAGTTGGAATAGTTGCTTTTAGATTATCTAGTGTAACAAAATTTCCAGCATTTACATAACCAGCCGCATAACCAACTAAACCGAGTCCACGTGGACCTTGTAATCCTTGTAGACCGGTTGCGCCCATGACGCCTAATCTACCACCACCACCATGTCTAGCTTTGAAATCACGTAAATCCAATGGCGCTGTTGGCGCCATTTCATTTGAATTACCAATTACACTCATTCGTATAGTCTCCAAGTTGTGCCTGTCCAAAATACACCAAAGCTGTCACCATTGGTACTTACTACAAGGGTACCACTAGATGCATTACTGACATTAGTAATTGTGTTAGCTCCAGCTGACACTGTGAACGGATTCACCGCATAATTACCACCAGCATCAGCAAAGAACACTGCATCACCCGCAGTAGGCGCAGCTGGTAATGTGGCAGTAATTACTGCCGAAGTAGTATTGACACCGTATCTACGATTACTTGCTGCGGTAAAGTTGCTGGAACGAATATCAAACGTTGACTCATAACGATCTAACAGTGTGTTTATACTGCTTTGTTGGACCACAGCATTGGCACTTAAACTATCTATTGTAGTTTGTTGTGCTATAGCATTAGCACTTAAGCTGTCAATTGTGGTTTGTTGAGCAATTGCGTTAGCTGACAAACTATCAATAGTGGTTTGCTGCGTTATTGCATTGGCTGTCAAACTATCAATAGTGGTTTGCTGCGTTATTGCATTGGCTGTCAAACTATCAATAGTGGTTTGTTGAGCAATTGCGTTAGCTGACAAACTATCAATAGTGGTTTGTTGGCTAACAGCGTTGGCACTTAGGCTATCAATAGTGGTTTGCTGCGATACAGTATTAGCCAACAATGAAGTAATGTTGGTATGCTGACTTGCTGCATTAGAAATCAAGCTCTCGACTGTAGTTTGCTGTGTGGTAACATTTGCTAACAACGTATCAATCGTGGTTTGTTGTGTTACAGCATTGGCCAACAATGTATTCACCGAGGTTTGTTGACTTACGGCATTAGCTAACAATGAATCAATACTGGTTTGTTGACTTACAGCATTGGCTAATAAAGTTTCTATTGTGGTTTGTTGAGAAACAGCATTACCAAACAGTGTAGCAACATTGGCTAACAAGCTAGTATCTACACCTTGTAGTGCTGTGTTGACCGAATTTAACTGGTTTTGAACATTAGCAATATTACTGTTTAATGTATTGATATAATTTACAGTAAATGCAGTGGTCTGTAAACTACCATCGTTATAAACTATACCACCGCCAGCTGGAACAACTACATTGCCGGTGTCACTAACACTTAGTGTCTTACCAAAATTAGTAATATAACTAACGTTGGCCTTAGGCTGTATGGCTATTCTAAATAACAAGAAGAACTGATAGGTATAACCTGTGCCTTGATATGTTACAGCACCAGCAGGTCTTGACTCGTTCACCGTAAACACATAAGAATCTGCATACGGAGCATTTTGGTAAACTGGTTTGCTGGTAATAGTCAATGTACGTGTGAATGGGGCAGTAATAAACAACTGCTCGTCACCGGTCAACTTGCTTAGAATATCTTTTAGTGCTGCACCATCTGCATTGGCTGCAAAGTTAGCCAGGGTAACAACATTACCAGTCCAGTCACAAGTAGCCGGTACTCCGGTAGATTCCCCATATTCTACACCACCAGTTACACTGATTGTACCTGTCTTACTTACAGTAAAACCAGTGTTACCTAGGAAGATAGTATTAGCACTGACATGCAGACTGCGCCACTGACGAGCTGGACTTCCTAAATCTTGCGCTAGGGTTTGGCTAGGCAGGATATGTCCAGGTACGATTAGATTACCTGTGCTGTTTAATGATGCAATATAACTACCATTGACCAAATTGGCTGTGGTATTACTAGCTATGCTATTAAACAGTGTGGTAATATTAGCATTTATAGCAGTAACAGCATTGGCTCTAATTTCAGCTTCGGT